TGCCGAGACAGCCTCGATTGTCATCTATACCGGGGATGACGATGAGCTTGAACGAGCACTAAAAGCCGCATAGCCAAGCCCCGCCCCGAGCGGGGCTTTTCATTCCCGCCGCATAACCCAGCCCAAGCCCGCCCCGCGCGGGCTTTTTTGTGCATGGGATTTGGCTCTCCACGCCACGAACAAACAAAATAAACATTTTGTGTTGACGAGGTTATAAACACGTTGTTTAATTCATCCCAACGCCGCCGGAAACGACGGCCAGGCCGAAAGGCCGAAACGCTCTTTAGTGGTAGACACGGCAGCGATGGACTGGCCGAAACAGTCCAGAGGGTTGGCAACTGGCCCGGGTGCGCAGCGTAAAGCACCGAAATCAGTTTCCTGGCGGAGAGAGTTCGCGGCCGGGGGAACAACTTGGAGATTGCCGAGCGGCGCCAGTAGCGCTCAACGGCAGAGAGATAGCCGGCCCGTATCGCGCGGGCCGGGTGATCTCCGGAGAGCCTTTGTACAGGGCTTTGCGGAAATCAGGAGGAGCCATGAAAGAGCACTTCACCAGAGAAGAGGCGTCGCAATTTATTGAGTATCACCAAGAAAGCGGCATGTTCAGGCGGAAGAAGTTTGCGCAGCGCGGCAAAACTGAGTTCAGAGGGTGGGTTGACCATAAGGGCTACCTGCGCACACAGGTAGCTGGAAAGTCTGTTCTGTGTCATCGGCTTGCGTGGCTTATGCATTACGGGCACTGGCCGAAGGGCGAGATTGACCACATAAACGGCGACCGACAGGACAATAGAATTTCAAATCTACGCGCCTGCACACACCAGCAAAACAACCATAACCAGCCACTTAGAACGACTAATACGTCTGGAGTGAAGGGCGTTTATTGGCACAGCAGGCAGCGCAAATGGAGAGGCCAGGTTTGCCTTAACTACAAGATTCATATCACCCAGGGGTTCGATGAGATCGCCGACGCAAAGGCTGCTGTTATTGAATTGAGGAACAAGCTGCACGGCGATTTCGCTAACCATGGCTAATCCCACGCCCTCTCGCGGGGCGCCGGTAGCCCGGTGAACGGGAGGCGGTCGAGGCACGCTGGCCGATAGAGCGATGCGCGGAGTTCCTGTTCTACCAGGTGGCCGCGCTAGCAAGCGCCCAGGCAATAGTCGGCAACGACGACGACCAGCCGACCTGCACGGCGCCGAATGCAGGCCGTCCACCCGCGAGGGCGGATCGGAGAGTGATCTGAGGCGTGGAAGCTGGGCTCCGGCCCTGGAACACGCGGGAAGCGCGGGAACAAGCGCGCATGTGGGCGGCTCAGGCTGCTGAAGTTCCGGGCATCGGCACAGTCACCGCGGATGCGGCAATCACCCGAGAAGCGCACCGATGCCACCGCCAGTGTCGCGCCTGGCCAGATCACTCCCCGATGCCCTCGGGCATCGCTTGCTACCACGGTATTGCCCCGCTCACACCGGGGCTTTTTTTCGCCCGCAGCACGCGGGGCATCACTCAAGAGGAAAGGCCATGGAACGCATGATCACCGGAAAAGAGGCGTCAGGACTGGTTCAGGGTGACGTGATTGTCGCCAGCAACGGCGAGCATCGCACCGTCGACGTTACTTGCCACATGAAAGAAGGCTTCTTCGTCACCTACGCAGGTGGTGGCAGCGACCGGTTCGAAGCATCCGACCTGATCGACTTCCCCTTCCCGCAGCCATGCCGGTACTGAGCAGGAGTAACCCATGAACAACGCATTGCGCATCTGCCAGCAGCGCTACGACAACGCGGAACCGCCCATCCCATGGATCGAAACGCCGCAAGGCCTGGACTACCTCAAGAGCGGGGTTCGCACCCTGCTGCTCGGCGGCGACACCAGCACGGTAAAGGCTGCCGACTTCATCGTTGAGTTCTCGATTGCTCGCAGCGAAGCCGAACAAGTGGACGAGAGCTATGCGCTCGATTGGGCTCTGGCACGCGGCGGCATGACCCCTTTCAGTTACTACGAACTCGCCAAGGAAGTCGCCGAGCGAATGCTCTACGACAAACGCGACGAGGCAGAGGGAAAACTTCTATGGCTCACCCAATGAGGCACGACATGAACACTGCATCGAAGAAGCCAACCGCCCAGGTCGAAGAGTTCTCCGGCAAGACCCTTGCAAAGGCCCGTGCCCTGGCCGCCCGCTACGGCTACACCGGCCCAGGCTTTACCTACATCAGCGGCGCGCTGTGCGTGATCCGCTTCGAGAAAGCCGCGTAACCAACGAGCGCGGCCCCCGGCATGGAAACGGGGCGTCAGGCCACGTTACGGCCACCCTACTCCACATCACATGCTGCTCAGGCGGCAGGAGAGCGTCATGACTGACCTTACCATCAACGCACCTTCGTTCAGCCTGGCGCCAAAGTCGCTGGATGAAGCGCTCAAGTTCGCAGACGTGCTGGCCAAGTCCAGCATTGTGCCGAAAGACTTTAACGGCAATCCGGGCAACATCCTGGTTGCTATACAGTGGGGCATGGAGCTTGGCCTGCAGCCCATGCAGGCCATGCAAAACATCGCAGTCATTAACGGGCGTCCTTCGCTGTGGGGTGACGCAGTGATTGCCCTGGTGCGCGGCTCGCCACTGTGCGAGTCGATCATCGAGAGCATCGACGGCGACACGGCCACCTGCCGTGTCAAGCGCCGTGGCGAGCCAGAGCAGTCGCGCAGCTTCTCCATGGCTGACGCCAAGGCGGCCGGCCTGGCTGGCAAGACCGGGCCTTGGACGCAGTACCCAAAGCGCATGCTGCAGATGCGCGCCCGCGCCTTCGCCCTGCGCGACGTTTTCCCTGACGTGCTGCGCGGCATGCCGATTGCCGAAGAGGTTATGGATATGGGCGAGCGTGACGTGACGCCCAGTCAGCCGCGTGCCCAGTCCGAGCCGCAAGCCCTGCCCGCCTACACCGACGAGCAGCTGGCCGAGAACATGCCCAAGTGGCAGGCGGCCATGGACGCAGGGCGCACATCGCCCGGCCACATCATCGCCAACATCCGCAGCAAGTACGTCATCAGCGCCGAGCAGATCGAGAAGATCGAGGCCATGGCCCCTATTGAAGGTGAGCAAGAATGAAAATTCACAACGTAACCCAGGGCTCAAGCGAATGGCACAGCCTGCGCGCTGGCCACTTCACTGCATCCGAAGCGCCGGCAATGATGGGCGCCTCAAAGTACCAGACCCGTACCGAACTGCTGGCCGCGAAGAAATCCGGCATCGCCCCGGAGGTCACCAGTTCTCAACAGTTCATCTTCGACAAAGGCCATGCTGCTGAAGCAGGTGCGCGGCCAATCGCCGAAGAGCAGATCGGCGAAGAGCTGTACCCGATTGTCTGCACCGAGGGCAATCTTCTGGCCTCGCTGGATGGCGCCACCATGCTTGGCGACACCATCTTCGAGCACAAGCTGTGGAATGAGTCGCTGGCCGCCCAGGTGCGCGCTGGCGACTTGGAGCCGCACTATTACTGGCAGCTGGAGCAGCAGCTGCTGGTCAGCGGTGCGGAGAAGGCAATCTTCGTGTGCTCCGATGGCACTCGGGACAACTTCGTCAGCATGGAGTACCGCCCGGTCCCTGGCCGGGCCGAGCAACTGCTGGCGGGCTGGAAGCAATTTGAGCAAGACCTGGCCGAGTTTGTGCCGGCCGAAAGCGCGCCCATGGTCATCGGAAAGGCGCCTGACGAACTGCCGGCACTGCGCATTGAGCTGACCGGCATGGTAACCGGCAGCAACCTGAAGGCCTTCGAGGAATCAGCCCTGGCGGTGATCGGCGCGGTGAAAACCAACCTGACCACCGACCAGGACTTTGCCGACGCCAAGAAGGCTGTGAAGTGGTGCGGTGAGGTGGAGGCAGCCGTGGCCGCTGCCAAGAAGCAAGCCCTGAGCCAGACGCAAAGCATCGACGAACTGTTCCGCTCGCTGGATCGCATCAGCGCCAACGCCCGCGAAACCCGCCTCAAGGTGGACAAGCTGGTCAAGGCCCAGGAGCTGTCGATCAAGACCGAGATAAAGCAAGCCGGCGAAACCGCACTGGCTGAGCATATCGCCACGATCAACAAGCGCCTGGGTAGCGTGCAGTTGCCTCCCATCGCCGCCGACTTTGCCGGCGCCATGAAGGGCAAGAGCAAGCTGGACAACATGCGCGATGCCATTGCCACCGAGCTAGCCCGCGCCAAGATCGAGGCCAACGCCATCGCCGAGGTCATCGAGGTCAACCTGGCCACGCTGCGCGAGCTGGCTGATAACCACCGCTTCCTGTTTGGTGACCGCCAACAACTGGTGCTCAAGGCCAATGACGACCTGATCGCGGTGATCAAGTCGCGCATCAGTGAGCATGAGGCTGAGCAGGCCAAGAAGCTGGAGGCTCAGCGCGAGCAGATCCGCCTGGAGGAACAGGCAAAGCTGCAGCGCGAAGCGGACGAGGCCCGCCGCAAGAAGGAAGAGCAAGACCGCCTGGCTGAGCAGCCGGCTGCGGCCGGTATCGACTTGGCTGATCCTGCGGCAACTGACCCGCAGCGGGCGCTAGCTGTCGAGCTGGCGGGTGACTTGGTTCAGATTGGCAAAGAGCTTTCCAAGGCGGAAAAGGCAAAGCCAAAAAGCAGCCGCCCTTCTGACGATGAAATCTTGGGCGTGCTGGCCATGCACTACCGCGTCCATGAGTCGACGGTCATCGAGTGGATCATCACTATGGATATGGATGGCGCCAGCCGGCGCATGATGGAGGCCATGTAATGGCGCGCGGTGATTGCAGCAAAGCTCTCGCACCGGCCATAAACCCCGAGCTAGCTGCGCGCCTCCTGTCTCGCTGCTTTGTAAATCCTGCGACAGATTGCCTTGAGTGGGCCGGCTGCACTCAAGGCAACGGCTATGGGCGCGTGACGATTGCTCGCGTAACTCAGTACGCGCACCGAGCTATGTACCAGGCGGCAATAGGCGAGATACCGGAAGGTTTCGACGTATGCCACCGCTGTGACAACAGGCGGTGCATAAACCCGGCGCACCTGTTTGCAGGCACGCGCCTAGACAACATGCGCGACGCAGTAGCCAAAGGCCGCCAGGCTCGCGGTGAGCGGCTTGCGGTAAAGCGTAGGGAGGATGGATGCACATTCACCAAGCTAACCCAGCAGCAAGTGCAGGCTATTCGCGCCCGGGTTGAACAAGGCGAGCGGCTTGACTCTATCGCTGCTGACTTCAATTGCGGGATCGACAACATACGCAAAATCAAACATCGAAAGACCTGGAGTCACATATGAGTCGCGGAGTTAACAAAGCAATAATTCTCGGCACTTGTTGCGCCGACCCTGACGTGCGGTATATGCCGAACGGTAATGCCGTCACCAACGTGACCCTGGCCACAAACGAAAGCTGGACGGACAAGCAGACCGGCCAGAAGGTGGATAAAGCCGAGTTTCACCGCGTCGCGCTGTTCGGCAAGGTCGCCGAGATCGCTGGCGAGTACCTGCGAAAAGGCTCTCAGGTCTACATCGAAGGCAAGCTGCAGACCCGCGAATGGGAGAAGGACGGCATCAAGCGCTACACCACGGAAATCATCGTGGACATGCGCGGCACAATGCAGCTGCTGGGCGGTAAGCCGGCAGACGGACAGCAAAATGCGGCGCGCAACTCGCAGCAGAGCCGGTCTACCCCGGCGCAGCAGCCACAACAGAGCCAGCAACCTGCGCCTGACTACGACAGCTTCGACGACGACATTCCGTTCTAGCGCAGCCCCTATCGCGGCGCACGCTGCCTGATCATCTGACCATCACCCAGGGCGCCCAGCGCGCCCTCCTCCCCGGTACATCCCCATGACATTTTGCAACCTAACCCCAGCGGGCCGGGCGAAAGATGCTGCCTGGCTTTCACGACTCGTCGCCGAATCAGGCGTACCAATCCAGCAGGTCGAAGGCTTCCGCGAAGTGAAGCCCATTGAGCGCAAGCGCTGGCACGACCCGACGACCGTACTCAAGCGCCGCCGCGACCCGAAGCGGGAGTTGGCGGCATTCGCCCGCAGGGCACTGGAGCAGATGGCATGAGCTGCATCGTGACGCTCTATTCAATCGACAACCGAGTGTCGCGGCCAGTTGTGCGCGGCACTGAGCCCCGGCGCCCTTCCGACTGGAAAGCCAGCGCGTGGTTCGTGCTGCCCAACGGCGAGAAGCACACGCACAGCACAACCGCCCGCGGCGAAACAGTCACAGGCCTCGTCGCCTACATGGGCGGCCTGATCGACAGCCTGATAGCTGACCACGGCAACCAGGTATCTAGCGCCGGCTGGACGGCCACAACGCACGGGAGGCGGAAGAAATGAGCCCACTGGCCGGCAGGAGGCGCACGGAATACCGGCACTGGACGCCGGCAGAGGACGCAACACTGGCAGAACTGTATGCCACCAAGCCCATCACCGAGATAGCAGCCTTGATGGGGCGCGGCACTGGCTCGATTCACAATCGCGTGTCGAAACTCGGACTGACGCGACCGGATGAGTTCAAGGAAATCACAGGCTGCGGCAGGTTCAAGCCTGGCCACCAGACATGGAACTCTGGCCGCAAAGGATGGCAGGCAGGAGGCCGGGCCAAGGACACGCAGTTCAAGCTGGGTCACCGACCATCGAACACCTGGCGCCCCATCGGAGCGGAGCGCACCGACAAGGGCGGCATCCTCTACCGCAAGGTGGCGGACACCGGCAACAAGCGCACTGACTGGCGCCCGGTCCACGTGATGTTGTGGGAAGAGCACAACGGCGCCGTGCCGAAAGGTCACTTCCTCGTCTTCAAGGATCGCACCCCCACCAACATCTCAATCGACAACCTAGAACTGGTCACCCGCGCGGAGAACATGCGCCGCAACTCAATCGACCGCTATCCGCCCGAATATCGCCAGGCCGCCATAACGCTCGGCTGGTTCAAGCGGAAGCTCAACAAACTGGAGCAGCACCATGAACAACCTCAGTGATCTGCGCGCCATCCTCGGCAAGACGATGGAGGGCGTGCTAGCCGGCACCTACTCGATTGAACAAGCAAAGGCTGTTGCCCAGGTCGCGGCCGAAGTGAATGCCACGGCGCGCCTTGAGGTGGACATGGCCCGCGCTACTGATGGCGACTTTCGCGGCTCTGGCTTCATCGATGTCGAGCCGCGCATCCCACAACGGCCTGCACTGGTAGGGCGGAAATGAGCGCCAAGACCCCGGCTGAACGCAAGCGCGAGCAGCGCGAACGCGACAAGCAATCCGAAGAAGAACGCCTGTCACGCCTGCTGTCACGCAGCATCAAGCTCGACCTGTTCAAAGCCACCGACATGGCCCTGATTCGTGGCATGGCCCGCATGGGCATCGACGAGCCGCAGGACTACATCAGCCGGCTGATCCACAACGCCGACCTGCTGAATGACAACGGCCTGGAGCGCATGACGCGCCTCCCGCAGTAGTCACGCCAACCTGTCACGCACAAACAAAACCACCCAGCCCGGCCGCCATCCTTGCCCGATGCGCGGCCGGCGGGTGTGCGCCGAGTATCAACCCATCCACGTTTCACGCCAATGGCGAGGGAGAGTTATGCACGCAACAT